CCCCTCCTATGCCCAAGGGCGGAGGCCAAGGTCTGACCAAGGACGCCAAGCGGGCAGGTAATAACGCAGTCGAAGGGGACGTCCGCAAGATGTTCGTGGCCGCCGACGACAAGAGCAGCAAGTCCGCCCCAGGGCTTCTCAGCAATCAGCTGGCATTTTCGACCAAGTCGGGCGACTTCGGGCTGTTCAAGAAAATCGTCTCCTCCGGCAATCTGAACGGCGTGGCCAAACTTCCGCCCATCGTCCGCAAGATCGCAGGCGACCAGAACTACGAACGAGCCTTCGCCAAGGCCAAGAACTATTATAACACGACCAACCCAATCCGCACCGACTACGGCACGCAGGGATTCGTCTACGAGTTCAAGGCCCCGCATAATCAAATCAAGGGACGGTTCGGAGGTCGCATCCCGATGAAGACCCGCCCGGTGAAGGTGCCGATGCTCGTCGAAAGCAAGAAGGACTTGCAGGACTACATCATCGAACGGCAGCAGATGGTCGGTCGCATCAAGTCTGGCTGGCTCATGGCGATGCTTTCCTTGCCTAAGCCCATCATCAAAGGCGTCCCTAAGAACGCCGGCGTCGAGCTGACCAAGCCCGCATGGATCAGGCGCCATACTTCGGTCGTCGGAAGGAGCAATACGGTCGCCAATGAAAAGGTCGTTGAAATCTCCGTGGTCAACACCCAGGGCAACGTCAACAATATCGCCATTGAGGCGGACACCCTTGGCCTGGTCTACGGCAACCGCGTGAAGCAGATGAAAGGGCGTTTTGAGACGCACTTCAGCGACACCATCAACAGCACGAACCGCCGCAAGCGCATCCGCTGACCCTACCATAACGGGCAAAGGAAATGGGCACCAAGAGCATCAGGCACATCGTCGAGGCCACCCTGGCCACCTACCTCTCGACCCAGACCGGGCTGACCACCGTGACCTTCCTGACCGGGGACAGCTCCGCGACCCAGACCCTTCCCAAGGCCGTGGTCCTCTGCGACTCCGCTCGCGCCCCTGCCGACCTGCCCGAGGGCGCAGGGAACTACGCCTGTTCCGTCCGCATCACCCTTTTCTCGAACGCCGACGACACGACCCTCGCGGATCACCGCGCCCGCTGCGCCGCCCTGTCCGGCAATATGCGCGACCTGACCAGCATCAAGGCGGCCTTCACGGCCTCGGCTGACGCGTCCTGCTACGACGTGACGATGAACTCCGAGGACGAGGGCATCGACGAACGCTCCTGGGCGACGGCCTTCTCCTTCGACGTGCTGGTGGTCCTGCCCGCCGCTTGACGCTTCCAAAGAGGGCAAATACAAATGGCCGCTATCTCCACCGGAACCACCTGCATCTACGGCATCGCCGGCACCGTCGCCAACCTGTTCGTGCAGTCCTACTCCCTGTCGTCCTCGTTCAACAGCGAGGCCACCGTGGTCGACGAAGACGGCATCACCAAGACGGCCCGCTACGACGACCGTAAGACGGAAATCACCATCGAAGGCATCGCCAAGACGAGCTCGATGCCCGTCCTCGGCGCGACCCTTTCCTTCACGGTCAACACCGCGTCGGCCTACCCCAGCGGTTCCGCCTCGGCTTCCTTCTCCGGCAAGATCACCAAGATCGACGACAAGGGCTCGAACAAGGGCTTCACGTCGGTCAGCATCACGGCGGTCGACTACGAAGGCATCACTCCCTGATTGACCTCCCCGCAAGGGGCATAGGCTTGACGGCGTGGACCGCCGCTTCCTGAACGCCTACGTCGACCCGGCGCCTTTTCGGCTGCTGGGTCGTTCGCTTTATCCGTTCTGCCTGAAATACCGCGTCCGTCTGATGGCCTTGGATTCCCCGCTGGTCACGGGCGGGCGGGCGGTATCCCCTGCCGACCTGCTGTTCGCCTGTCAGGTGTGCGCCGAGGAACCGCTGGGCGGACGCATCGGCCTGATGGACCAGCTGAGGCTCGGCTCCTTGGCCCGCAATCCGGCCAAGTTCGAACGGCTGCTGGAAGCCTTCGCCGGCTACGTCCTCGTCCAGGACTGGCCGAAGTTCTGGGAACAGACCAAGACCAAGTCGGGCGGAGGGGACAAGGGCGTGCCTTGGCCGCTGTCCATCGTGGCGAACCTCATCGCCAACGGCATCGACGAGAAGCGGGCGTGGGAGATGCCCGAGTGTCAGGCCATCTGGCTCAACTCGGCCTTCGCGATCCACAAAGGGGCGGACGTGTCCATCATGTCGCCCGAGGAGGAGGCGTTCATGGAGGAGGAGGAAGCCCGCGAGAAGGCGGCGTCGGCGGCTTCCAATCCGGCAAAGGAAACACCCGACGATGGCGCAATCCCTGGAGCTTAACATCAAGACGACGTCGGACGTCCCGAAGGCCATGGACAAGGCCAAGTCTGCGACGGTGTCCTTCGGCAAGCAGGTCGAGGACATCCAGCGCAAGTTCAGCACGTCCTTCAAGGACATCTTCCTGGGGTTTTTCGCTCCTATGGCTTTGGTCAATGCGGCCATTTCTTATTTCTCAGACAAGATAGCCGAAGCTCAAAAACTTGCCTCAGATGGATTTGAAAAATTAGCAGATTCGTCCACAAGGTATGGCAGCGCAGAAGAAAAAAGCTTGGCCGCTCGGTTGAGGTTGCAGATGGAACTTAACAAGGCACAGAAAGAAGAACGTGCCGGCAAGAATGAGATGTTTAAATATTATCTCATGAACACCCCAGAAGGGCAAGCGATCGTAAATCGAGAAATCTCAAAAGGTGGAACAGGATTTCAGTTGGGTATGAATATCCCTTCGGTTAAGGAAAAGTTCATTTCAGGATTGGCGATGATGAATCAGATTCAAGACGAGATTGTCAGGCTAGAAGACAGGAAAATCACACCAGAAATGCGTAAGCAGAATCAGCGCAACATAGAGCTAGCACAGCAGGCTGAAATTGATGCTGCCAATAAAAAAAGGAAAGCAGAGCAGGAAAAGTCAAAGACCTTTTCTAATCTTGGAACAAACTCCGTCTCCGGCAACGTCATCGGCGTCGGCCAGAATCCGGTAGTGACCGCATTACAGGAGCAACAAGTCATAGCCAGGGCCTCGCTTACCCAGCTTGAGATCATCGCCGCCAAATTCGGCTACGCCGCCACTTACAAAGACGTCACGGCTTCCGGCGCAACGCCTCAGACGCCCGCCAACGCATCACCTTCCCGCGCCGCAATCGTGACCAAAAACAAATAACCATGGCCATCGTAAAAACAGGCAACGCCCTGACTTCCAAGTTCGTCCAACCCGGCTCGACCTATGAGACGGACGGCTACGGCCTGCTGACGGCGAGGGCCATCTATCTGCTCGACAAGTCCGTCGGCGGGACGGCCGTGGTCGGCGGACAGGTGCATCCGCAATACTCCGACCTGTTCGTGCATAAGTTCACGCTGACGCGCAAGACTCTGGAAATCGACGAGGTCGTCGCTGATTACGTCGGGGTCGCAGGAACGACCACCAACCCGAACGTGACGGCATCTCTCGGACTGACCTCTGAGCACATCACGACGCACCCTAACTTCTTCGGTCCTTCGACAGGCTTCACGACCGCCATCGCCGGCACAGGGACGACCTTCACGACCTCGACGATCAATCCAGACTACAAGGTCGGAGGCGTATTCGGCGCGCACTTCAAGGGCACGGCCACGAACGCCGGAGGCTTCGTCGGCTTCCTCGACTCCTCGACCGCCGAGAAGCAATACTTCTACGGCAAAAGTCATTACCTGGCTCCGACCACGTCTTTCTCGGGTTGCATCTACACCACCAGCAGCGGAGTCGTTACCAACCTCAAGAACGCGGTCGGAAAGACCAGCGGCTCAAACAGTTTCTCGTCGACGAAACTGCTGCCTGACCATGTCGGCACGACGTTCACCGCTTCGGTGAAGGGTTCCACCCGAAACACCCTGATGCTTTCGCAGGTGTCCTTCGAAGATTACTGCGTCCCGATCGGCGGAACCCCGAAAATCTTCAAGATAAACTACGAGCTGCGCTTCAACCGCGAAGGCTACCCGGCCGAAGTCTACGCCACCGCATGAGCAATATTCAACCAGGCTCAGGTTATGGTTTCAGTTCGGGCGGATACGGATTCACGCTTAACGTGACAGAACCTTTCCCCAAGGAATCCTTGCCTGTCGTCCACCCTTTCAAGATCGTCAACGTCAGCATCGTCTCGAACAAGGTCCGCTACCAGGTCTCACCGGGGACGCTCAACAACCTGATGCCGACCATCGTCGACTACGTCACCAGCACGCAGGTCAAACTTGACCGCAAGACGGCAGGAGTGGCCGACCCGCCCACCGAGGAGCTTGCCTCGAGCAACTTCGACTCCACGACCAAGACGTGCTATGTCACGCTCAGGGCCGGCATCCCGACGGCGGCGCCTTACGTGTTCCCTGATACGGACGACACCAGCAATCGCTACCCGCAGATCATCGGAGGAAACACCTCTTACACGGCGGACAGCAATGCTTATGGATACCTTCAGATCGGGACCATCGCCGTCGATGACATCACCACCCCTACCGTGGTCACCGTCACGCAGTTCGTCACAGGCTCCCTCTGGGCCGACCGCATCAAGATGGGAGAAGAGACGGCGACCTATTACTGGGCCCGCATCTGATGGCCTTGTATGCGTCAGGAATCGTCGGAGACACCGACCGTCTAAGCACTTGGGGCAAGTTCCGCATCGCCTTTGCCCGAAACGGGCGCGACGTCCCTGTAAGGAACTTGTTCAACCGTGAATGGGTCACAGGACTGAAAGCCGGGGCGGACGGAAGCGGCTGGATCAGGAAGCCCCCATTCGACAGGGGTTCCTCGGGCAATTTCGACGTATTCGCCCAAGCAGACTGGCAGCCATGTTTCTTTGCCGGCACCGTGACTCCTCCGCCGCCTGACCCTGATTATGGAGAGGTCGTCTTTTTACCTACGCAATACGTCCGTCCGACAGTCTCAAGCGAATTGCAGGCGCACCTAAGCGGGCTTGTCTCGACCGACGGCGGCGATGCCTCCATGGACGCGGCCTTCTGGGGTAGCTCTGGTGCGGCCGTCGCAAACCCTGCCACGGTGGTCAATTCGGTTGCCGGTCTGGTCGACTTCTGACCCCCCTTCCATTCGGGGCAAGATTAAGACCCGATGAGCTGCCCTAACACCGTCACCATCTCGAGGGGCAACACCTTCGCCTGCACCTTCTCGTGGACTCCTGGGGCGACGGGCCCGGCCAACCTCCTGACCACGACCCTCTCCTCGACCTTCGAGGACAAGTCCGCGAACCAATACGCCATGACCGTCACCAAGGCGGGCGACGGCCTTTCGTTCACCGTGACCTATCCCGGCTCGACGGCGGACTGGGCCATCGGCCTCGGGCGCTGGGACATCAAGTTCGTCTTCCCCGGCTCGACGGTGACCCGTTCGGAAATCTTCCGCGTCAACGTCATCGACTCGGTCACCCTCTGATTTATGGCCTTCGGAACCATCACTTCCACGTCCAACACGTTCGGATCGGTTGACGGCACCGCCACGGGAGTCGTCCCCGGCACCCTGTCGGGAAGCATCGGCGTCCCTGGGCCTCAGGGTCCGACGGGGAGTCAGGGTCCGCAGGGTCCGGCAGGCCAAGGCGTTCCCGCAGGCGGGACGGCCGGGCAGTTCCTCACCAAGACCACGACGGGCGTGGACTACGCGACCGACTGGACGACGCTCAACCTGTCGGCCTACGCGGTCAAGGCGAACAACCTTTCCGACCTGACGAGCGCGAGCACGGCTAGGAACAACCTTTCGCTCGGCCCGACGAACACGGTGGCCTTCCGCACGGTCAACCTTTCCGAAGGCTCCGCCGACGCTGGCGACACCCTTTCGACGCTGTCCATCGCCACCAGCGCAGGAGGATACGGCCTGACGGCCAACACGCAATCTTTCGTCGATCCGAACGGCGACACTATCGTCAGCGAGTCCGGGACGCTCAGCCTGAACAAGCACGGTTTCTATCTCTACCGTCACCCGACTTACGACACGAACAACCCGTCGATTCCTACCAGCGGCGGCGAGATGAATTATGTCGCCAGCACGGGCGTCCTGACCATCCGGGCTTTCGACGACGGCGCCGCCACCGACGACACCATCACCGTCGAGCCGACGGGCGTGACGTTCGC